TCTTATTCCTCTATCCGGTCGTCTCCTCGCCGACCTCTCCTGGCTTTTAGGTCTGTAGTTGTTTAGTTCTATATGGATGCTGTATAGAATCTTCTTAGTACACTATAAAATTTCAATGCTATCGCGACCACTCCACCGATAGCGATTGATTCCGGGACCCTCCAGGGGACTGTACGTTTGGATCGGGCTCGCCGACTACTGCTACTACTCTCTAGGAAAGAGCTATTTAAATTCTTAGTACTTGGGGGAGCTAATAGCACCCCCCCCCACTAGCTAATAGCACCCCCCCCCAATGCAAGTTATTGAATAATTGATAACTTGCAAGATATTTTACCCTGTGAATTTCATTTTAACCAATGTTTATGCTGGTCTCGTAAGTGTTTTACGGTTTGATTTCTACCATTTTCCACAGCTTTCCACAGAAAATCAACAGTTTTGCACAAGTTTTCCACAACATCGCACTTTTTGGGTGAACTCGATGAGTCACTTACCGGAAGGCGAAGTTTACATTTAACTGGATTTTCCAAATACTGGCCGCGATTGGAGGAGTAGCGATGCGCGAACGTGAGTGGCTTGAGTGAGGACACTATGACCCCTCGAAGATCGTCTGGAGAGAGGCTTGACGCTCAGGGAACAATCGCGGAGGAACACCTGTTTGAAGCGATACGGGCCTTAATCGAACAACAGCGCCAACCGCCAACACCAGCCTGGCGACAGATTATTCTTGGCTGGATCATCGCTCCCGCTCTCGGCATTGCGGCGTTTGTTTTTACGCAACAACTTGCATTTCGACAAGTGCAAGACCGGATCGAGGAGCACGAACGAAGGATCTCCACAATGGAAAATCACATTAAGGACTCCGATGTTCGATCCGACAAAACACGCGAACGCATCGAAGACAAACTCGACAATCTGACGCAAATCGTGGTCACAAAGGAGCATGTGCGATGAAAACCGTTATCGCGATATTTGTTGTGGCGCTAGTGTTCGCCCCAATTGCCAACCTACAGCCACAGTCCCACAGCACCTCATGGCCGGCCTCTTATGCCCACTGGAGGGCGTCTGACAGCCGGGAGGATGCCATGTGGCTCGCATATGCGGATGCCCCACCACCGCGCCCTAACGACTCGTGGAACTGTATTCCGTGGAATCCGTGGTTATGTAAAGGCGATAGACCGCCGCTACGTTAAATAATTTAGTAGCAATATGCTACTATTTATGGTAGAAGCTTCGTAGCGTCCGACCGGGCGCAATCACACCCAAGGAGAATCACATGGAAGCCGTACAGCAGATTTTGAATATTGAAAAAGCCATCACAGCCACCGGTTTAACACCAGGAAGCGACGAGCACACGGCGGCGGTCCAGTCAGCCTTGACGGAAACCGGAAATGTCGTCGCCGCTGAAATCACAGCCAACGGACCCGATCCGGATGGCAATGCCGCCCGCGCCCAGGCTGCGGCCCAGGCCGCCTCTCTCGCCGCTCCCGCGATCATGTGGTTTGCCAACTGGCTACGCTCGAAGTTTTCCAAGAAAACAGCCGCATCGTAGCTTTAAAAACGACGGCCCCCACAGTGCGAGATGGGGGCCGTTTGACGTTACCTGCTTTGGAGTGAACTTATTATGCCACAAACTAATATCCGCATCACCCGGTCCCAGCCCTTTTTTTGGATATCGAAACAGCTAGTGCAAGAGATCAAGCCGAGCTGGAGGGCGCTGGTTGCCTACAACGCCCTGGCTTACTTTTCAATCTCCGAATCCTGCCACGATATTTCGATTTCGAATATGGCCCAGAAGTTCAATGTGTCGTTTGACACGATGCGCCGCGGCCTGCGCGAATTACACCAGAAGAAGGCCATTGTGATAAAGGAACATCGCAAAAAGGGAAGCCGTGAGCAACTTCCAAACGAATATATCCTCGTCGATCTCGCGAGCAAGCCGCAGAAAATTTGATCACGCTTTGCGCTTGAGTTGCGACCTCGCCTCGCGAAGGGTGGCGTGCACCAGCCAGGAGTTCATCGACAGACCGGCGAGCGATGCGGCTTGACGCACCAGGTCGTAATGTTCTTCGTTGAGAAACCGAAACTGAGTGCACACCCGTACTGGTTTCTCTATTTTTACAACTCGTTTTTTTGCTGGTTTTACGTTTGCCATAGTGTTACTATACCACTATGGCAAAAAAAGTAAGTGCGGCCAATGCGGTGGTATCCGCGTGTGTATCAGCGGCGGCGCTGTTCGGCGTCCCGGCCTACCGGATGCAGAGCAGGGTTGTCACCGTGGTGGGAGCGGGCGGCAGAAACCGCCCGATGTTTATTGGCGAGTGGATCGACGACATGGGAGTGAAGCACTATCGCGGCATGGCCGACCTGCTACTGACGCCCTGTATTGACCCATTCACGTTGTGCGGGGTGAAGGGACAGTTTTTTATACCCATGAACCAGCGCGCGGATCTGCCGATGAACCGCATTGCCGTTCCGTTGTGGGTGGAGTGCAAATCAGGCAGCGGAGAACTTGAGCCCGAGCAGAAACTATTTCGTGATCGCGTGGTGAGCGCTGGAAATTTCTACGTTGAGGCGCACGATTCAGCGGATGCCGTAATCGCGTGGTTCCAGCAGATGGGAGTACGACGATGATTCCGAGTGCAGCCAACTGCGTGACAGATCCCGATCCGATTGCACGACTGATTCCCCGAGGCATCGAGAATTTTGCGCCACGCTGCATTGTGTGCACCGCGCCAGTGCCAGCGAAGCGCGCCACCAGCCGCAGCAAGGACACCTGCGGCCCGGCTTGCCACAAGGTGCTGCGCATGTATCGCCAGCACGTTTTGCGGTCCACGAAGTGCCCGGCCTGTTATCACCCCTCGACGCCGGAAGAGCGCAAGGAATTTCAAGCCTGGCGGAAAATGCGCGGCGACCGGCGGCACAGCGTTGGACGTCCCAAACAAACCCAGGAAGATCAGTTACGCAAGATGCTCAAGCGGCTGATCGACTTTGTGGTGAGCCTGCCAATTGAGTCGCCGTCGATTGAAAACCAGCTCGAAGATATTTTGCTGGAAGTCAACAAGTTAATTGACAACCGGGCGGTAGTTGTATCTACACTGGAAGGCGAGCGGGCCAAGCCCGACGAAGGAGCTAACACCCATGCAGAGTAATCGGCTATTTGGACCGCAGAATGTGCCGGGCGCGCCCGGATCGGTGCCACTGAACACTTCTGGTGCGATGGCCCCAGGCCCCCTGCCTTCGCTGATGACCATTGCGGGATCGACTGAAACCGTCATCGTAAACCCGCAGCTTCCGACGACAGCGCTGATTCTTCCGGTGCCCCCGAATTCTCCGCTGGAGCAGGAGCGCTTTGAAATCTACGCCAGTGGCTACGTGGTCTGCGCGGCCTCAAGTACGGTCACCATCAAGCTCTACAGCGGCACGTCAACGACTGTGGGCAGCGACACCCTGCTGGGATCGAGCGGCGCCCTGGGCGCGGTGCTGGCAAAGTACAACTGGGCGATGAGCGCGCAAGTGGTATTCGATTCGGTTTCCGGAAAGCTGCAGGGAACCATTTCGTTTGTGGCCAATAATGTGATTGTGGCCACCGTCGCCCTGTCCAACGTGGTGACCGGCGTAAACAACAGCAACGCGCTGGGAACGGCGATTTTGAATTTTGTGCTGAGCGTGACGTTTGGCACCGCCAACGCGGGCAATCAGTTCAACGTGAAAGAGTTCGCGATCAACTTCTAAGGCATTCAACCGCGCACCGCGCAGTAGAGTGCTGAGCCGCAATCTCTGGCGTGTTAGTCCGGAGATTGCGGCCAGCGAAGCCGAAGAGAGGAAACCGATGGCAAAAGAATCCGAAGTTGAGCGCAAGCCGAAAGAGCACGCCGAGGAAAAGGGATCGCACCGCGAGAAAGCCAGGGGCGAAGGCGAGCACAAGGCCAAGAAGAAGCACCTGCACCAGATTGTGACCACCCAGGCGCACGATGGAACCTGGTCGCACGATCACATTTACAAGGACCACAAGGAAGCGCAGCACTCGCATCCGCCGGTCTTCGCGGGCACGTCTTCGAACATGGAAGACCTGCACCAGCACATGGACGATCATTTTGGTACACAGGCCAACGAAGGCGAAGAGCAGGCCGAAGGCGGAGCGGGTGGAGCGGGCGAAGAGCAGGCCGAAGGCGAGCAGGGCGGCGGCGCGCAGCCGGCATAGACGTTGTACCTCCGAGGGAACCTGGCCACATGTGCTAGCATGTGGCCGTTTTTACAGCCATGATTCTCGACACCGACCGCTTGAGCAGCGATGGAGAATACAGAGCCGAGATTCGCCACCGCTGCCTGACCGATCATTTTTTTCTGGCCGAAATGATCGGCTTCGATAAATTCAATCGCCGCATCCACGAACCCGCGGTGAAGCTGTACTTTCCGAAAAACCACAACCTTTCGATTGAAGAGCAGCACCCCAAGAAATACCGGATGCACCTGGACCCGCGCGGGACTTTCAAGACGACGCTGGGCCGGGTTGACTCGCTGCAATGGGTGCTGGCGTTCCCGGAAAAAGTGACGATTCTGAATGAAAGCGCGACCCAGCCGCTGGCGGCGGCGATCTCAAAAGGCATCGCGCTGTTTTTGTGGCGCGCCAAGGGGCGAGCGCCCACGCCGCTGCAACTGGTTTTCCCTGAATTGACCTTCGACGGCAAGGAGCCCGAGGGAACCTGGAACACGCCGACCCGCAAGCTAGGCGACCTCGATTCAACCCTCGCGTTTACTTCGCCGAAGTCTTCACAGTCGGGCTGGCACCCCTATGTGATAAACCCCGACGACATGGTGGACACAGTGAACAGCGGTATTGACGCCGCAGACGAAGTGCGGCAGTCAGTGATTAACACCTACAACACCAACAAGAACACGCTGCGGCATGGCGGCTACATCAACATTCGCGGCACACGCTATCACCCGTTTGACCTATACGGCGAAGTGCTGGAAAAGATGGACCCCGAGGAGTGGGAGGTTTTGATTCGCTGCTCGCTCACGGTAAAGAACGGACGGCGCCTGCTGCCGGGGGAATTTCCCGAGGAAGATGAAGTCGATTTACATTTTCCGGAACTGCCGGGCATGAACTATCGCAGCCTACGGCAAAGGTTTTTCGAGGACTATGAGAGCTTCATGTGCTTCCGTGCTGGCTGTAAGGTGTTGATGGCAGACTGGACGGAGAAGCCAATCGAACAGATCAAAGTGGACGACGAGGTAATAGGGTTTGAAAGAACAGGCCGCCACGAGATCAAATTTCGCAAGGCAAAAGTTCAGAAATTATTTTTACGACGCGCGGAAGTTGCCGAGGTCAAGACCGAATGCGGGCGCATCACATACCCGACGTTTGATCACAGATTTTTGCGGCCACCAAACGGCGGCGAGTTGCGCTATGTTCGACTAAAACCAGGAAGCAAAATGGTGTCGGTCTATACCCCGCAGCCACCGCCACCGATAAGTGAGCAACGCGATCTAGACTGGCTAGGTGGAATTCTGGACGGCGAAGGCAGCATCAGTCCGGCGGGGATCGCAATCTATCAGAAAAAGTCAACGAACCCAGAGGTCCATGCCGCTATTGTCGAAACCCTGAAAAGGCTGAATATCAACTTCGCAAGCGGACTCACCCACACGACAGACCGTTTTGCGCTGGCGGGCGGAAGGTCGCTTTTAATCCGCCTACTCCAACACGCTCAAACCGCGAAGTTGCAGCGAATTCAGGAAACCCTGTGGCGAACAAAACAAATTGCCGAATGTTCCGGAAGGCGCGGCGGTGGGAGTTATCTCACCGTGGCCAGCATGAAATCGGTGGGTGAGCAGGTTGTTTATGACATCCAGACTAGCACTAGCAATTTTGTGTGTGATGGCTTTGCGGTCCACAACTGCCAGCAGCAGAACGATCCGCAGGGCGGCAATGTCGCGACGTTTGATGAAGACCTGTTCAGGAGCATGCAAATCCCGGTTGAGAATATTCCGGCGCTGGGCGACACGTATATCTGCTGGCGCATGCCCTACGCGGGCAAGAAGTACATGGCCAAGACCGCCGAGGGCTGCGCGGCGCGAATCTGGGAAGGCAAGGTTTATATCGTCGATGCCTGGGCGGGAATCTACACCCCCAGCCGCCTGGCGGAAAAGATTGTGCGCGAATGCCGGCGCCACCAAACCGGCAACGTGATCATGGAAGACCTGCCGGGCGTGCAGTACATCGAAGGCAACATTCGCAACGAAGCGCTGCGCCGCAATACCAGCGTGCGTATTCAATGGCTGGAGTTTGAGGAAGACGACAACCTGCGCAATGAGCGGATGCGCAACCTTGAGCCACAGGCACGCGCCGGACGGCTGCTGATCTCGACTGCTACCGGACGGGCGGCGGAATTGCGGAGACAGGTCTTAAATTTTGGGCTAGTGTTGGAGAATGGCATACTGGACTGCATCAGCCGGCTGGCCTCGAAGGTGCCGATTTCAATGATGCGCACGGATATCGACGAAGAGGAAACGGAACGGCAGATGCGGCGCAAGGCGGACATTGCGAACCACTTCGCTTTTAACCAGGGCGGGATGCAGGAGCTGGAGGACCGCAAGCGGCGGGAAGCGGAAGCGGCCGCAGCGGCATGGCAGAACATTAACACCGGCGGGCTAAGCGATATTTTAGGCGGACTGGATGGGTAGGCTGCAAGCTCATCACGTTTGGCTGATTGTAAACTTGGCGAGATTGTTGTTTTGCGGAAAGGGACGATGGTAATGCGCTGCGAATCGACGCACCCAACCAAGGGACGGCAGTGTGGACTCCCCAAGGGGCACAAGGGCAGACACCGGAACGGCACATCACTGCCAAGCTGGGAAGACCCACAGCAGGCTTTTCTAGGCGGTGGCGGTTTTGTGACTGAGGAAGACTTACCCAGCGAAGACCAGGAAATGTTATATGGAGAGGCCCATGGCTGAGCGCGCGGGGACAATGCCGATCGGCCACCAGCTGCAGACGCCGATCCGCGCCGAGCAGGCGACGACCACCGAAGGCAACGTGGAAGCCCCGCAGTTTATGGACCAGGCGGCGGCGACCATTGTTTGGGAAAACTACCAGAAAGCCAAAGGCTACGTCGAAAACAACGCCTGGCTGCTAGAGTGGCAGGAAACCGACATTCTCTATCAGTCGCCGATTCCCAACCGCTTTCAGCGGGTAGAGCAGGGCAGGCCTCCACGGGTATCGCGTTTTCTGGTGGCGAAATTTACCCGCACGCTGGCCCGGGCAATCAAGCGCGGGCTCTTCGCCGAGCAGTACCCTTTTTTTCTGCGGGCCACCGGCAAGACCACTACGCAGCAGATCGACGCATGGTCGGCGCTGATTGGCAAGCTGCTCAAGCGCATGAATTTCAAATATCACTCAGGACTAGCGATCAACTGCCAGACACTGCAGGGCACCTGCATCGTGAAGGTGGGCTGCGAGGTGCGCGAGCGAGTGAAGAAAAGGCGAGTGCGCAAGAGCCAGCCAATCAAAGCGGAAATGCCCGCCGGAAATTCGCAGGAAGTGCCAACGGTTGAAAGCGACGATTTTGAATTGAAGCCGGAGACGGTGACGGAAAGCTGGCCATTCATCGAGTACCGCCGCCTGGGAACAACTCTCTTCGACGAAAAGTGGTGCACCCCGGACAAACCCGACGAGAGCGCCGGGTATGTGATCGACGTGGACTATGTGAACTTTGGCGACCTGCAGGAAATGCGGCAACTGGCCTGCTATAAAAATATTCCCGACGAAAAAACGCTGAAACAATATTTCTTCCAGCGACAGGAAGGATCGGCGGCGCCGGGCTCATCGGTTGAGCAAAGCATGAGTTCGCAGGGCAGCATGGTGACGCATGCCTCAGAGCGCAATAAGACCACCGACGCGAACCCGCTGAATGCGCCCCTGCTGCTGATTGAGCAGTGGGACACGCGCACCACGAAAACCCTTTTGGTTTACGAGGGGCGCATGCTGCTGATCCGCAACGAAGACCACGATTGGGATTCGAGCCTGCACTTTACGGCGACCTGGTGGCCGATTGACAACTGCGGCTACGGCATGGGCACTGGACGGCTGACCGGAGCCGACCAGCGGATTAACCAGGGCGTGACCAATGAAGCGTTGAAGATGATCGCCTACCCGTTCAACGCGCCGATTTTAGTGGCTCGCGGGGAAAACTCGCCGACACAAAACACGATTGCCCGCATGGGGGGCTACCAACAGGTGGACGTGCCGATTGGCGGCGACGTGCGCAAGGCCATGGCCTTCATGGAAATGCCGCCAGTGCCGAACGACGCCTGGCGGATGCTGGAAGCCAGCCAGCGCGGCGGCGAAGACCTGGTGGGCGCCAGCCCGCAGATGCAGCAGGGCAACGTAGGAAGCCCAGGCTCAAGCGTGGTGCGCACGGCCACCGGAGCAAACCGAGTGGCCGGAATGAGCGACCAGAACGTGGCCGACCCGATTGAATCGTTCAGCGAGGGCGTGATCATCCCGACCATTGAATTTCTGGTGCAGTGGGTGAAAGAGAAAATGCCCATGTGCGAGATCCGGGAGATCCTCTCTGCCGCGCACGCCAAGGTGATTGAAGACACACTGGCGGAAGATTCTTTTATCGAGGCGCAGTTTGAAGTTGACGTGCTGGCGGGCGCGAAGCTGGCGGCGCGGCAGGGTATTGCGCAACTGATTCCATTCTTTCTGCAGATTGTGCAGCAGCCGCAGCTTATGGAGTATTTGCACCAACGGGGATGGACGGTTGACTTTAAGGTGATTGCCGATCTCTTCATGCAGGTTTCAGAACTGGCCCAGCAGGGTGACATCTTCCGGATGCTTACGCCCGAGGAAATGAAGACCGTACAGGCCATGAACCCGAGCCTGCAGAAGGTGAAGGGGCAAGTAGCAGTGGAGCAGGTGCGAGGCCAGAACAAACAGGCCGAAATCAAGACCAAGGGCGATGTGGACCTGGCCAACAAGGGCGCAGAAATTGCGATGGAGCATGTAGCCGGAGCGACGCCACTCGTGCGAGCAGAAGGTTTACTGGAAAGAAGCTCAGACAAAAATACTTTGCAAAATGGATTGCCCGACATGATGCAACAGTGATAAGTTGACACTAAATGACACAGCTGCCACAAGGAACGCTGGAGCAGTATTTGAAGGGTGAGCCCTTGACGCCCGAGCTGGAGGCATTACAGCGCGGCGAGGATGAGGCGTTTAGCGTTCCCGAGACCAGCGGGCAGAAACTGCAGGGTGCGATCACCGACGACGACCGCGAACATTTGCGGCGATTGAAATTTGAGCCCGGGTGGCCGGTATTGCTGAAATTAGTTGACAGCGAGATCGCGAAGCAGGACGATTTTGCCAAGGCAATGAGCATGGAAGACCCTTTAGGCAACCGGGACAAGGTTGCCGAACAGTGGGCCTACGTGGCCATGCTGCGGCGGGCGCGTACTATGATGGTAGCGTTATTGGAAGAGGAAGTGCGGAGGCTGGCCGAGCAATGAGACAGTATTGGGACAATCAGGAAGTGCCGGGACGCGGGACGCGTTTTTGCCTGGTGATGGACCCCGAGGATGGGACGCACCCGATCCGCACCTACGGCAAGGACAAGGACGAGATTCTGGAGAAAGTTGCCCGCACCGCGGCGACTGCGCAGCAGGTGATTACGCGCCAGCGCGCCAATCCGCCGGCGAATGGCAATGGATCGGCGCCACAACCGCCAGCGCAGCCAGCGCGCCCCAAAGTAACCGCCGACGAGCAGATGCAGGCGACCGCCGACCTGAGTAACCCCGCGAAGGCGCCAGGAGCAATCAAGACCCTGCTGCGCGCCGGGGGCGTGGACGTGGACCGGGAAAGAGTCAAACAGGAAGCCGAGCGGGTGGCCGCGATTGCCCAGGAATGGGAGCGGCAGCACCCCGAATTTTCAGCTTCCGACGAACGCAATAAGCGGCTGCTGTTGAATACCGCGTCGGCGAAGGTGGGATTTACCAACATCGATGCCGCCGCGCTGGACACCGCTTACGAGGAATTGCGGCGCTTCAACATGTTTTTTGAGGAAGCGCCGATTTTTGAAACCCCCAACCCTTCCGACGCGTCGAACGGAAATTCGGCAACCGTGGACAGGCCGCGAACTGCGACCAGCTACCGGGCGACTTCTTTGCGCTCGGGAACGCCGGCCGTACATCCAAAGCCCAAATACACGAGTGCCGAGGTTGACCGCATGAATTCCAAGCAGCTCAGGGAGAAAATTGAGACTGACCCGGAATTCACCGCATGGTATAACCGCCAGTACTCCCGAGCCGCTACAGCCTAGCGGAAGGAGATTCGCCATGAACTGGAACCGAATCGAACGCGCATCCAACTGCCTGGCGCGCGGTTTTGTCTTCGCCATTGAAATTTTGCTGGCCCTGGCCAGCGCCGTTTGCGTGGGACTGCAGGTGATGCTCGCGATGGCGGGCATGCAGGCGCAAGGCTTCGCCCTCAATGACGGGCCCTCGCCCACGTCGATGATTAGCGGCAATACGCCGCAAGCCGCGCTGACCACCCACTACAACCGGAATTTCATCGAGAACCTGAAAGCGCGCACGGTGCAATTGCGCTTGTGCACGCGCTTTCCCATGCCGGCGCACGTGGGGCAGGTGTTTCGCAATTTCCTGATCCAGCCGCTGACTCCGAACGTGACACAGACGTCAGAAGGCACGGTGGGCGCGCCCCTTGCGGTGTCGATCAACTACCAGGACTACCAGCTTGGGCAGTGGGCCGACTACCTGAATATCAGCGACAAGGCGTTCATCACGTCGATCTCGGATGACCTGATGAACTACGAACGCGAAATGGCGTATCGCCTGGCGCTGACCATTGACGACCTGGTGATGGTCTATTTTGATTACCTGCGCACGCTGGACTCGAAGACCGCCAACCAGGACGTCACCACCGGCAACTACCAGTTGACCAAGCAGCAGATCGAACAGGTGCCGTTCTCGCTGGAAGGCCAGAACGTGCTTCCCATGGACCTGGGCTACTACTGTGGGAAAATCCACCCGTTCTTCATCGGCGACCTGCTGGCGCTGGACAACTCGAACAACAGCATCGTGGACATTCTGAAGCACACGCCGGAAGGCTTGTTGAAGCTGGAGGAATTGCCCGATGGCCCCGATGGCGACGAAGTGCGCTACATCGAGCTTTGCGGCGCCCGCTGGATGCGCTCGACCAACTGCACCCAGACGGCCAACTACCAGAGCTCGGGATTGACCGCGATCCGCACCTACATCGCCGGAAAGGACGCGATGGTGGCGATCAAGATGGACCGCCCCGACCGCACCCAGATCGACGATGGCAACTACAAGAACATGACGCTGTGGCGCGGCGAGTACAAGCCGGGCAACGTGGCCGACCCCGCGGGAGTGATCGGCGCGGGCACCAGCTACAATGCGATTCTGGCTTTCGGCGTGCCGCCCGACGTGACCAGCCGCGCGCGCTGCTTTGACGCAGTGCCGCAGACGACCTAGAAGTTAAGGCCTGGGGGAGAAAGCGGCGATTGTGCCGCTCCCCCGGGATTTTAGAAAGGCAAAGACCATGGCAAAGCCGGAACCAGCCGAGAAGCCGATTGAGGACATGACCCCCGCAGAGTTGCAGGAGAAGATTCTGCGCGTCGAACTGCAAACCAAACTTCTGTCGCTCGCGGAAGCGGATCGCCAGAACAAAGGCTTTCTCGAAAACGAAAAGCGGCGGCACCAGGCCAACGAGCAGCGCATGGTGGAGCTGGAAGCGGGACGGAAGAACCGCGAGGCCATTGTGCAGCAGTGCCGGCACAAAAGCGGCGGCACCCCCAAGAACATTTTGAAAGGCGGCGGCATCGGATCGTTTTCAATTATCAGCCGGGCGATCTTGCCGGATGGCAAGAGCATTTTATTGCAGTGCCCGCGCTGCCGGATGCTGAAATACCCGCCTGACCAGAAGCTGAAAAAGACAGACCCCAAGCTCTACGCCCGGCAGTTGGAGGAATACAACGCCCTGCTTGAGCAAAGCATGGAAATGGAAAACGCAGAACTAAGAGGGCCGACGTTTTTGTTTGAAAGAGACGGCGTGCCCATCATTCCCGATCGCGTCTAAATTCACCGGCGCCTGCTGTGGCGCGGAAACGAGAGGCAATCCAATGGCACCATTCGCGCAAATCACCCAGGCACCCCCGAACCCGACCGGGCAGAACACCAACCAGCAGGCGCTGATTTTTGACCGCAAGAGCAACATCGTGGAATCGGTGGGCGATGCGGCGCTGGCAGCGGCCCTGCAGACCGCGCTTTTCATCCAGACCGCGCAAACCGCACTGAGCGCGATCACCACGGCGCAAAACCTGTTCAACAAGACCCTGGCACTGGGCGTGTTGAATAAATTGAACCGCACCATCGCGGTCAGCGGCTCGCTGATTTACACCACGCCGGGCACGACTACGCCGACGATGACGATTGCCCTGGTTTTGGGCGGCGTCACGCTGTGCACCATCACTACGGCGGCATTGAGCGCGACGGCTTCGACTAACATGCCGGTGCAGTTCAGTTTTATTTTTACCGTGGCAAGCACTGGATCCTCAGGCACCATCGAGGCGCACGGTTTCATCAATGCGAACATTTCGGCAAACACGCCAGCCGCGGCCTCGAACACCTACAACGATACCAATGTGGCGGTATCGAGCGCGGTGAACCTGACGAGCGCGCTGGCGCTGCAGATCCAGATCTCGGCCAGCTTGGCCATCACCAGCGCGCAACTGCGCCAACTGGCGATTGAAGTCACCAATTAATCGCGATTGTCCGGCATCCCCCACCGGAGCGGCGATCTTTCGCAAGGGAGATCGCCGCATTTTGAAGAAAGGACCAAGTGAGAAAACGGCAGGAACGCAAACAGCAGGAAACCTACGGGGAATACCGGCGAGGGGAATTGTTGTGCAGTATTGACCAGAATTTATTTGCGCTGCTTCATAAGCTATTTCCGGTCCCAACCGACCTATCCATTTCACTCGAAGGAGACGTGATGACCCAAAAAAACTACGATCTAGGCGCAACCGCCACCGGCAGCGCGGTTGAAGTTGACAACCTTGTAACCCCGCCCGCGCCTTTCGCTTATGCGAAGGGAAGCGTGGTTTTCGCGCAAAGCGGCGGCGCGGGAACCTTTACCGACAACGGCGACGGCACGTTTAAATACGTGAATACCAACGTGGCCGAAGTGGTGACGGTGACGGCAACCGACTCGGTTTCAAACCCCGGAACCACACTGACTAACACGGCAGTGCTGACCTTCCAGGCACCGGCCGAGCTGCCCAACCAGCTGGACATCGTTCTCGCCTAACGGAGAACGAGCGGAGACGGAATGAAAAAGGTTCTGCTTTACTGGATGATCGTAACCGCGACCCTGATGGCGGGGCAGAACCACATTCCCACGCTGAATTTCTATACCCTGGCGGCGGGGGCGAACCACGTTCCCGCGCCAGCTTCACTTAATCCCGGCACCATCCTCTGGATCACCGACGCGCAGACCAGCAGCGACTGCAGCAGCGCAGGCGGCGGAACGTTGCTAGCCATGTGCTATGTGACCAACCTGCACACGCTGGCCTCTTTTGGCAGTAGCGGCAGCATGACGTGGCCGACTACCCCCGGTATCACCGTTTGCACCGGAACGCCTTGCACGGCCTGGGGAACAACGCTCACCGCGACCGGCAACGGCGCAAAGGCTGTGACCTCTACGGGAACGCAAAGCCAAGGGGCTATTGTTACGATCGACGCCAACGGAAATCACACGGCCAACGCACAATTTGACGACGACATTACGCTGGCGAGTTGGCTGACCTATTCCGACAGCGGAGGCATACAGGCCAACGGGTTCAAATTCATTGGCGCGACACCCGCGGTGGGACACTACCTGCGCTCAAACGGCACGAAGTTTGTTGACAATACGATCCAGACCGCCGACGTGTTCGCCAATTTTACGGGCTGCAGCGGCACGATGTATCCCGGATACGATGGGACGTGTCATACGGCGAGCGGTTCGATGACTTATCCCTCCGGCACCGGCTTTGCGATTGTCTCAGGCGGCACGGCTTGGGGCACGACTCTCGGTGTTACCGGCACGGATGCCAACTCGCCCACCACGTCGGACACCTCTAGCAACACTCCCGGCAACCTCGTGACCGTTGACGCGAACCACGGGCACAGCGACTCGACGATTCCCAAGACTGCAGTTACGCCGCTGTTCTCGACCGTGCAAGGCCCAACGAACACGTCAACCAGCATCGTGACGCTGAGCAGCACGACAATGACGACGCCGGGGAGTGATGGAACATATCGTCTAACGTGGGAGTTTGTTCAATCGGGTGCGGGAGTTGGTTGCACCACGGCTGGTACCTTTCAGGTTCAGCTTACGTATATGAGCCCAGACGCTAGTGGAGTAGGCATTAACGGAGGCAGTGGACTGCCTTCTTTTACGTCACGCGGCGGTGTTTCCGTCGTAAGCACAATGGCGTTCCAGCTTAACAGCCTGTCGGACGTTGCCATATGGGAACCAGTCCCGCGAGAGTTTCGCGCAAAGCAAGGCACGGCAATAGTGATAAAACTTTTGCAGACCGTGGCCACGGCGGGGTGCAGCACGCTGCCGCAATACACTTTTCGTCCGGCGCTGTATGGGCCGTTAGGCTATTAGGAGCTCCGATGCCAACTTGGACTCTGTCTTGGAACATGACCACTCTCGACGATCAGAACATCGCCGTCACGTTGACGATTTCCGATGCGAACCAAAAACAACTAAAGCAAACAACCGAAACCATCAGCGGAGCACTGTCGTTGCAGAATATCCTCGGCATGATCCAGCAGGAGTGCAATAGCTTTGTGTTCGAGCAGTTGAATCTCGGGAATTTCCCCAACGCCGGGTCAATTGTGTTCGGGTTTCCGGCAGTGTGGCCGATACAGGTCTAGGTAAGCGGAGAAGAAATGTCGTCGATCTACATCCAAGACGCAAATGGGCTGATCTGGGCGGTGGGCATGGCGCCCGATGGCTCGATGACGACCACGGCCACCAGCCTTACCAGCATTCCCAGCGCCTCGACATCGGGCGGCAGCACCATTACGCTGCAAAACATTCTGGATCGGGTGGCGGCGAAGGGAATTCCGATCCCGCTGTCGCAGCCGTCAGGCTATGCCGTGGACCTGGCGATCGCCATGGGCAACGACGTGATGGCCGATATTATCGGCGAGCGCTTCAACTGGAAATTCAACCGCCTGGCGGCGCTGCCGTTTTACACCAACTCGTGGCAGCAGGATTATCCCCAGGTGGGCATTACAAATCTGGGATGGCTGGAAGACGCCGACCGCGTGGACATTAACAACACGGCCATGCCCAAGCCGCTGCGCGGGCTCACGGTGCGGCGGCAACTTTCGCGCGTAAGCACATCATGGACGCCGGTGGCGGAATTATGTTGGATGTCGAACAGTCAGCTTTCGTTTGGCGCATGGCCTGGGGCGGGCGTGAAATACAGTACACTGGTGGCGGCGCAAGTAGTGCAGAACCCGATGATGTCGATGATCGACAAAAACGGCAACCTGCTGATTGTGACCGGCTTTGGCGTGACCGGCTCGACTGCCCCATTTTTGCCGGCCAATTCCACCGAGGGCTTGACTGTGACTGACGGCACCGTGGTCTGGACGGTAGTTTCGCCGACCAGTCAGGGATTCCGCGTAGCCCCACTGCCGGGAGCCAGCGGCCCGGTATGGCAGATCACCGCCTACTACCAAATGAAGCCGCCCACGCTGAATAGTCTGCAGAGCCTGATCAACCCGATTCCCGATGACTACAGCCGCTTTTTTCAGAAGGGCATGGAAGCGTATTGCCTGGCGGCCAGCCCCAACCCGGCGGACAAGGCGCGGGCTGACCTGGCGCGGGCGGAATGGTTCAAGAGCATGACCGATGCCACCAAGCAGGGCGACCGGGAAGCCGATGCCTATGGCATGCTGCCCGCCAGCCAGCCGGTAGAAAATGTTTACGCCTGGATACGCAACCCGCAGGACCCGAGCCAACCGTACTAGCTTGACGGCTGGACAATGAAAGATTCGACTCTGGAGTTAAGCAATGAGCACGACGTTAAGCCTGCAGGCGACCATAAATTTCGTGACGCCGATCCTGAAAAACCAGCCGCTGCTAGTCTCGAATTTTGAACCGGCGCTGACGGCCGCGAACACCGTGCTGGGAACAATTCTGGGCCCGCCTTTCAAATGGCGCTTCAACCGCAACTCTTTCAACTTTGCGATCAATGCCACCAATACCGATTATGCTCAGGCGCTGCCGGATTTCGGTTTTCTGGAAACGCAGTGGCTGATTGACTCAGCCAGTAAGTTGCATGCACTGGGCGGGGCGATGTCGCTGCCCAAGGACGTGGCCCAGGCGCGGCCTACCAAGATGGCCCCGCAGTACGACGACAACGGCGGCAATATCACATTCCGCTTCGACCGCCTGCCCGACCAGCCTTACACGGTATATGGCGACTACCAGAAGAAAGCCCGGCTGATGACTTCGCCGGCATCGGTGTGGGGCGTGGTGCCGGATGAATTCAGCTACATCTACAATGACGGCTTTATGGCCATGATGATGCTGCTGGTCAACGACTCGCGATTTCCCATCTTCGAGAATTATTTTGTGAGCCGCCTGCTGGGCGCGCAGGACGGCTTGAGCGACCAGGAGCGCGATATTTTTCTGGGCAACTGGATGCGCATTGTGCAGACCGTGACGCGCTCGCAGGGCAGCGCCAATCTGGGCATGGCGGCGCGCGGAAAACAATAGTGGTAAAAAGTAGGAAGTAGTGGTAAGTTGACACTATGGCGCGACGGAAGATTTCGCTGCAAGAAAAACAGGAAGCCATGCGGGAGCGAAAAATGGCGAGGGGCGCGGTGCTCACAGTTGGCTTAAGTTCTAATGCCGCCTTCAATGCGCGAGGTCACGCTTGCGCGCCCTCGCCAGATCCTGCCGCCGAGGCGATTGCGGATATCTGCAATCTGCGCCTGCGACCGATTCGCCTGAGCTATGAAGACGTGATGAGGCGGCGCGATGCCTAGTGCACTGGAGGCGGCGGGCGCAACCCGCGAACCAAGCGAGTATGCAACTCTCTCAATGGACCGCCACATTACGGGCCTATGGACGCAGCGCAGCCCTTTGCGCGACGCCGACGTTCCGTATCTGTACGGAAAGTTTTATTCAGCCAGCCGCTTCGACTCGCTGATTGACGGCATTAACCGCGAGATCACCGCCAGACTAACCAACGCGCGGCGCGCCGGAAGCTCGCCATGGAACGCCAACACTTTCCCGGCGATCAATTCGTTTTACCCGTTCAAGTGGATACAGGGTGGAAGCCAGACAATTCGCGTGATTGCCGACGGCAAGGATGGCGTGATTTATGACGCCACGCCGGGCCAGAAGACCGCGCTTTTCACGAAAAGCGCAGGGGCGCAAAAGACGCGGTTTCTGGGCGTGGGCTCGACCCTGTTTTTTACCGATGGTGTTGACCTGCAGAAGATGGTCCGCAGCTATTACGTCTGGGCGGCGAGCACGGCGTTCACGGTTGGCCAGTTCATCATCGATTCCAATCTGAATATTCAATTGGTGACCACCGCTGGTTCTACCGGCGGCAGCGCGCCCGCCTGGGCCGGCACGATCGGCGCGACCACCACCGACGGCACAGCGACCTGGACCTGCAAAGGCCCCAGCGTGCAAAAGTGGGGAATCACAGCACCGGCCAATGCACCCAGCGTGCAGAACACCCCGCTCGGCAGTACGCTCCCGGCCTGGGCGGCGAATACCTACTACGCGCCCAGCGGCGTGACCATCGTAGACAGCAATAACAACATTCAGCTGACTACCACCGGCGGCACCACCGGAGGATCGCAGCCCACATGGGCAACCGGCTTAAATGCGACCACTACCGACGGCTCGGTGGTTTGGACGAACAAGGGAACAGCCAACTGGCAGGCGGCACATACTTACGCGGCCGGCATCATCATGAAGCGCACCTGGACCCAGACCATCTATCTGGGCATTTACCAGAATGAGCAGCAATTTCGCTACGTTGTGCGCACTTTCAGTTTTGTAGTAAGCGGTGCCGGCATCAGCGGAGCGTCGGTGCCTACCATGGTGGGGCCGGATGGTCTTGACGAGGAAGCCTGGCCAGTCGGTATAGGGCAAAGCATTGTTGACAACACCGTGACCTGGACCAATATTGGCCAGTCGTCAACCTGGGCAACCATTGGAGCCAGCGCGCTGGTTTCGCTGGTGGCGCAGATTGTCGATGCCAACGGCTACCTGCAAAACGTGATTGTTCCTGGAAAATCGGGCGCCAGCGCGCCCACCTGGGCTACCGCCTTGAACGCCCAGACCGCCGACAATAACGCGGTGTGGCAAAATGCCGGGCCCACCACCGCAGGCAACACTGCGGCATGGATCTACGGCTACAGCTACGGCAACAGCGTGAGCGCAGAAATTTCAACTTCTTCGCCGCAGAGCCTGCCGATTATTCTGGCAAACAGCTCGGCGATTGCGGTGCAGGGCGCGGGATCGGCAGACACACAAGTCGATACGGTGTATGTGTGGCGCACCGCGCAAGGCCAGTCAACCTTGATTTTTCTGGCGCAGGTGCCCAACCCTGGCGGCGGACAAAACTGGAACTACGTCGATAAAATCCCCGACAGCCAGTTGGGAGCGCAGCAGGCCGCCCCGATTGCGGGCAGCAATAATCCGCCACCTCTTGGATTGACTGCGCTGGAGTACCACTGCGGGCGCATCTGGGGCTTAGTGGGCAACGTGATTTACTACACCAACCCACCGCTGGCGATAACCGGCAACAGTCTCAGCCAGTGGGCGCCGTTGAACGCGATCCCGCTGCCCGAGCAGGGCATGCGGCTATTTGCGGGAGTGACCAACCAGGGGCCGACGCTGTTTGCCTACGGAACCAGTAACATATACGCGATTTTTGGCGACGGCACCACGGCCAACCCTTTCACCACAGCCGTGAAGTACATGGATAGCGTGGGTCTTCTGAGCTATGACGCGATCACGCGGGTGGGCTCGACACACTATCTTTTTACCGGCAAGAAAAAGTTTGTTTCGCTGGACCCCAGCGCGGGCTATGTGGAGATCGGTTTTCCCATCGGCGACCAGTTCAATAACATGACTACCGGAGCGAATTCGGGCGCGGCCATGGGAGCGCTTTACAATCCGGCTTCGACTTACGTTACCTGGTGCGAGCAGTCATCCGGCGACACGGCGCTGTATGTGTCGGATGGCGCGGTGGGATGGTTCAGATTTTCGCCGGTGGCCAGCCCGGAGAGCGGCTATCTGTGGAGCCCGCGCGCGGCGATACTGGGCGGCACCAGCGCGGTGCAGTCGGTGGAGACTTCGCCGGGCACCAACCAGTTGCTGATTGCGCCCGCCTCGAGCGGCCCGATCCTTTTCCGCGATGCAACCGTGCGCCAGGACTACACCGGAGGCGCGTATGCCAGCTATCCGAGTTGGACGGTAAAGGGCAACATCGTGCTGTGTCAGTCGGGCGAAGTGGCCGAGATCGCGCATATCGGGCTGAAATCGATGGCTGTAGGCAACCGCCCGCTGGTGGGCTTGTTGCTGGGCGAAATCGCGGCCACCACCGCGACGCCGTTTGACACGCTGCAGATCACCAGCAACGACCCGCCCGACCTGCCCGCCTCACAGACGCTCTACAGCGACCGCTACGCCGCGCTGCAAAACGGCATGTGCCCCAAGTGCGACAATTTCCAGTTGAAGATTGACTATGGTGCGCAGAACGCAGCCGACGAAGAACTGGTATTTAGCGTGTACGGCGCGAAGCACGCGGAAAGGCGGCAGCAGTGAAGCGGCCCAACGAAGAATTTAAGCGGCTGGCGGCGCAGGTGCCGGACCTGATCAAGCTGGCGCGCAAAACCAGTGTAGCCAAGCGCAACTTCGCCGACCGGCGGCGCGAGCTGCAGGCGCAGAAAGTGAGACTGCATCGTGGACCAGCCAACCAGTAATATTCCGGCGGTGAGGGCACTGCAATTGCAGAAGATGATGATGGACGAATGCCGCAAGCACCAGCCGGACCGCGATCCGTTCACAGCAAGCTGGGAATGGTGGAAGCGGGCCAACCGCGAAGTGCGCTGGGTGAATGAAATTCTTGAAGCCATGATGGCTGAGATCAGCCGCCACTTTGTGCCCATCCAGGTGCAGGTTGGGACGCAGACGATCCAGACCTGGGCGCCGATTGACGCGCTGCAGCGGACGCAAGCCAGCGGGGTGAAGTTGTGAAGGAATTTCGCATAACAATTCGCTGCGAAGCGCAACCCACGGTACACGCCAAGGTGCTGCGCCTCGACCATAAGCTGGGGCGCGAATATGCCGATTGTGTGGCCGGACTGCTTGACGGAACATCGGTGCACTACATCTACCCGCCGGGCCCGGGCTCGCCAATCGGAAAGTGCGGAATATGCCAGAGCAAGCTGACTGCGACCGTAGAAGAAGTGGAGATCGCCGATGCCAAGCCTTAAAGACAGCCTGGTAACACTGGACTCAGGCCGCTACCAGCCGGCCAGCGGCGCGGCGCTGCCGGCGATGCAGAACCCGCCGATTCTTCCGGCGCACCTGGTGGCAAGCACAGTGCTGATCAGCAGCCTGCCTTCCATCGCGACCGACGTTGACGGTATCACGCGGCAATTCTACCGCTATGGAGGACTGCCCACGCGCCGCCTGATGCAGCCGTGACCCGCTATGCCCGCGCTCTGCACTTTCGTGTTTAACGGTTTCACCCTGCGGCCCGCCAGCAGCGGAGACCGGGTGCTGGCGATTTTATGGAACGGCGCGGACCTCGAACACCGCGTGACCACGCAACCCGATTTCTGGCTGGAGCAAAGCGCCGACTGCGAAAGCTATGTGCTGGCGGACCAGTTTGGAGCGGTTTTCTTTTTCAAGATGCAGCGCCACAGCCGCGAGCAAATCGAGCTGCACATTCAATTTCCGCCCGCCTGCCCGCAGGTAACGGGCGAGCTTTTGCGCAAGCGCCGGGTGATGCGGGGTTTGATGCTGGGGCTGCAGTGGATTGAAAAGGCACTTGGCGGGCGCGGGGTGAGTGAACTATTGTTCAAGAGTCACAATGAAAGCCTGATCAGCTTTTGCGTTAAGCACCTGGGCTTTGAGCGTGAAGGCGAGCGGCTGACCAAGGCCATCGCCCCAGCCGCGATGCTGGCCGGAAGGGAGTCTTAGATTTATGTGCGGAGCCACCGACCAACAGAAGCAGCTTGAAACCGAGCAAGCCGCGTTTTACCAGCAGGCCACGCAGGAAGCCAGCACCACTTTCAGCCAGCAACAGGCGCTACACGCGCAGATCAAGAGCATCTACGACCCGATCCTGGCGGCAGGCCCCAGCCAGGAAGGATTTTCAGAGGCGGAAAAGCAAAACCTTGAAGCCCAGACCGTGGAAGGCACGGCCGAGAACTATAAGTCGGCGTCGAAGGCGCTGGGGGAAAAGATCGGAGCCCAGGGCGGCGGCGACATCCCCGGCTTGACCGGCAGCCAGGCGCAGCTTGAAGAAGAACTGGCGGCATCTTCGGCGGGCAGCAAGTCGCAGCAGGAAAATCAGATCGTGCAGGCCGACTACGCCCAGGGGCGCAGTAACTTTGCAGGCGCGACAGCCGCCGAGTTTGGAGTGAGCGGCGAGCTGAATCCCACGGCCTACAATAATTCGGCGACGGGAGCGGGCGACGCGGCCAGCAAAACCGCGAACGACATTGCGCAGGCGCAAAATAGCTGGATCAACGCCGCGCTGGGTGCGGCGGGCGCGATTGGCGGCGCAGTCATTGGCGAAAACCCGAAGGGGATTTTTGGTTAGGGGAGACTATGGACATACAAACAGATCCTTCGGCGGCACTCACCCAGTCAGCAACACCCACGCCCGACCCGACAGGCGGCGCGCAGGGTGCAGGCGGCGCAGGAGCGGCCATCGCCGACGCGGCGCGGCAGACGGCAAGCCAACCCGCGCCCGCCTCGACGCCAGCCGCAACCCCAGCGCCACAAGCCACCCCGATCCACCCAGTACGCCGCGGCGGACTGGCCGGCATTGTCGATGAAATGCGCGACGCCATCGCGGGCACAACCACCAGCCATATCGCCACCGACGCCGACGGCAACAAGTATGTGAACGTGGCCCCGCTCAGCCACAAACAGCAATGGATGCGGGTGGCGGCGGAATTGGGCGAGGGAGCAGCCGCAGGACTGGCGGCAGGCAAGGGCGCGGGCAACTCAGGGCGCGCGGCGCTGGCAGGTTTTGGTGTGGGGCACCACGAAGCCGAGGCGCGCGACCAGCACCGTCAGGCCGAAGACCAGGAGGTAAACCAGGACCAGCTCAACAAGTACAACATGGTGATGCTGAAACACCAGATCGCCGGTTCTGATTTTGCCTTAACCCGCATGGGGGTGCGGGCGAACGAAGAAGACGTGAAGTTTGCCCAGGAACAGGCTGACCGCGAGCATACGCTGGGATCCGCCGATCTGGGGGTTTACAACGATCCCAAGGACTTCGCCAGGATCGCGCAGAAGAACCCGCAATTCTGGAAAGACTTTTACAGCGAACCGGGCCGCTTTGTGGCCGTGCCGGAGATCGGCGCCGATGGGCAGCGCAAGGGCATTCACATGTTCATGCGCACCCAGGGTGTAGGCGATCAGCTGGTCCCGGAGGGCACGAAGATCCGCGATTTTGTTCCCGGCGAGAAACCGGAAGACCCGCCGAAGCTGACCGAGCGCACCCTTTCCGGACCGGCGACCTACAACCAAGTGGATGCCTGGAATGGCGCGGCGCAGAAGAAATATCAGGACTGGCAGAAGACCAACCAGGAAACCGCAGACAAGGCAGCGCAGGAAAAATTGCGCGGCGCGCAAACCGAAGAGGCGCAGGAAACCACCAAGCTGCGCCGGGCGGAAGCGGCGAAAAACTGGACCGAGGCGCGCAAATTAAAATTGGAGGCCGACCAGCTTGGAGGCGCAGGCGGCGGCGACCAGCCGATTGCGATGCAAGCCAAGGCGCTGGTCGACGGGCGTGGCGCACCCAGCCAGTTATCAAAGCGCTCGAAAGACTACAACGCGATTCTGGCCGAAGCCGACAAGCAAAGCATGGCCGCAACTGGCAAGCCCTACGATCGCGAACTCGGAGAGATCCGCTATCTGGCATACAAGGACACGGTCCTTAATTACAGCGATCCGTCGAAGCCAGGCGCGCAAACCATCGCATCGTTCGACAAGTTTTTGGGGCACGCGCTGGATGCTTCCGAAGGCGTCAATGCCATGCGCAACAAAGACTCGCAGTGGGTGAATATTTCCTACAACTCGCTACGCAAGGGCCTGGGTACAAAATCTTCGCCTGAGCTGGTTGCGGGACTGGCGAGACTGGAGACGGTGCGCAAGGAGTGGCAGACGCTGCTGGCCAACAATCACGCGCTGAAAGCCGAAGACATTGACCTGGGAAAAACGATTCTCAGCGACAAGGCAACCCCGGCGCAGATTCAGGGAGCGTTGAAAGCTTTTGCCGGTACTGCCGTGGTGAGACTGCGCGCGGAAGATTTCGGAGCCTCGCGCGTGTTACACGAGCACATTCCAGAACTAATCAGCCCGGAAGGTGCGAAGGCCCTGCAGCACTTTGGCTACGACCCAGACAGCGTTTACAGCCAGAATGCGCGCCAGCAACCGGCGCAGCAGTCGCAGGCGAATGCGCCGATTCCGCAGCCGCCGGCCGCAAAGGGCACCATGACCGACAAGGCCAGTGGATTTGAATATTGGGTTGACGCCAGCGGTAAGCCGCTGGGCAGAGCAAAATGAGCACCGCGCCCCAACTCGACCCCTCGACGTTTAAGCCGCTACCCGCCGCAGCGCCGCAGTCCACGCCTGCAGCGACAGGAGCGGCGACACCCCAACTCGACCCTTCGACGTTTAAGCCGCTACCGCCGACGCCCCCGCCAAGCGTGACCAGCCAGCCGGCAGCGCCACCTGTACCCGCGCAGTCTATTACCCCGCAGTCAAATACCGCCGAGGTAGGCAGTCCGGCATGGCGCGAAGCGGAAGCGCCGGGCGGAGTACGGTCGATCGGCGACACCATCAACAAGGTAGGACAATGGATGGGCAGAGCGGCGCAGCCGGACCCGGATGCCCCCCTGCAACCAATTCAGCACCTGGCCAGCGGCGTGACCAAAGAGGCCGCAAAGACCGTGCTGGGACTGTCGCACATGATGGGAGCGCACGAAGACCAGCAGAAGAGCGAACAGCCAAGTTTATCGCCGGGGCTTGAAACCTATGGACCCTGGGAGGGTGCGGGTGGTTGGCTCGAAACTATAACCGAATTCATGGGAGGCCAGAAGGCGCTTGAGGGGCTGACTATTCCCGAGCGGTTGGCTAAGATTTCGCAGGTGGCAAAGTTTCTGGAGAAGTACCCGAAGATGGCGGCGGCGCTGGGCGCGAATGCCAGGATGGGAGCTACCGCGGGCGGCCAGACGCTGGTGAAGACCGGAGGCGACACCAAGGCGGCAGGCGAAGCGGCGGCATTGACTGCGGGCAGCGGCCTGGCGCTGGAAGGCGCGGCAGGCGGGGTGCGAAATTTCCTGAATAACAACGCGGCGACGCGCGCCACCGTGGGGGGCGTTGAAACCGTGGTGCCGGGCAATGTGCGTAAGACCATAATGAAGCCTGAGCAGCAGGCCGGCCAGGAAGCCATCAAGCGATCGGCGCAGGACACGCTAGGCCAGCACCTGCAGGAAGTGAATGAAAGCCGCGCGATTCCGCCGTCACCGCCAGCATTGCCCGCCCGCACCGGACCTTTCGAATTTGAGTTGCAAGGGCCGAGGACAGGCGAGCAGACAGGCGGGACTTTAAAGACGCAAGACTCGAACATCGCGCGCCAGCACATCGCGAACTTAAATGATGTGATCGACCACCCGGAATTTGAAAAGCTGCCACCCGAGCAGCAGCAGCAGATTTTGCGCGCGCGCACTGATGCGCAGCAACAGATGGCGCAATACAACGCGCACCTGCAGACGCTATCGCCGCGCGCCAACCGGCCAAACTTTGAGCAGATCGACATTCCCGCGACGGTGCAGCGCATTGGCAGCTACACCGAAGCGGCCGCGCACCTGGAAGGCATTGCCACCGACGGCTACAACTCAATCGCCGATTCGCTCATGCTGAACGACATCAGCGGCGGAAAATTCAACGCGATCCGCAACGCCAACAAAGACGCTTGGGAGGCCTATAAGGGCGCGACATCGCATGAAGGTTTGGCGATGGCCGAGAACGCGATTGACGCGACCAACCAGCAGATGCGCGATCTTTTACAGAACGATATCGGCGGCGCGGTGAGCGAAAAAGAACTTGCCGGATTCAATGAAGCTTATGGCCAGGCGCAGACCTTGAAGCACATTGCGGCGGCGGTGGACGGAAGTTTTACCGGCAACACCGGCAGCGCGGCGCAGCCCTGGGAGTACCACGGTTTTAACGGCACCCGGCTGGCATCGAACCTCGACCGGCTGGTAAGGCGCTACGGGCGGCCCGCTATCGAACGGTCGATCGGCGCGCATAATCTGGACACGCTTTACCAGGTGGCGGAATTGAACCGCACCGATGCGGGGCGCGCGAAATTCGGCGCCACGCTTACGCCGGTGATGCGATGGCTGGCCAAAGGCGATTTTTTGCACGTTGGAGCGATCGGCGCGGGCGGCTTGGCGGGGAGGCTGGTAGGCTTGCCGCTTGAGGCTGGAGCGCTGGGCGGCATGGCCGCATCGATCATCGGCAAGAAGGTGATGAATGCGGTGATGACCAACCCGAAGATCGCGGAAAACATCATCTATGCGATGGACCACGCCGTGCAGCCGAAGATTTACGGACCGCTGATCGGCAGCATGATCGTGCAACAGGAATCGGCAAAAGACCAGGAGCAAGGAGAGGGGGAACCACAGCCATGATCGAGTTCCTGAAATTCTGTTTGATCGGCGTCCTGGTAATTTTCTTTGAGATATGGGCCATTACCCCCGCCGACACGCGAGGACCTTATGACTGACAACCAATCCCCGGCCCTGCACATCCCGCGCCAGCACCAGTCGGCCCCCAAGGAAACCGAGGCCGACCGCGAAGTGCGCAAGGCGGCGGAAGAAATTGCCAGCGGCAACTTTGTGCCCGCCGACGATGGCGACGATATTCTACAGAGCATGGCGGTCGATGTGCAGCGCGGGCGCGACATACCGCTGGGCAAGAATGTGCTGCACCACAACTCGCTGCTCGAGACAGAAGTGCTGATGAAGCACCCGCGCGTGATTGAGGCGCTGGCCAAGCTGGAGCGGGAGAAGAGCGACGCCAAAAGCTCGCAGGAGTTTATTGAGAAGTCACAGATGCTCTACGAGCTGAACGACGAAGCCAGCCAGCCCAGCCGCTGGAACGAGCAGGGGCGGTGGATGGGCCGCGAGAACGAGGAAATGCGCATTGGCCAGATCATGGGACCGCTGGAATTCATGGCGCGACTGACGCGGGTGATCGGCGAGAACCGCGTGTTCTTGAATGGCTTTGCCGTGCTTAAGCGGGTGGCGCTCATGGCCCCCGACAATACGCCGCAGTCGCTGATTTATATTCCGGGGCAGGCCGAGCGGCGCGACGATGGCCTGGTCCAAGTGGCCACGCTGCAGTACCCGGTAAGCAGTGAATGGATGGTGATGAAGTTTGACGAGTACGGAGTGCCGACCACGCCCAAGTATCTGGGATGGCGGACGGCGCTGCTGGCGCTGATCAAGCAGGGTATTATCAGCGAGAGCGAAGCGCACCAGGCTTTTCCGCTGGGCTCAGGCCCGGCCAGCGCGTGGTATCGCGAGCAGCTTTTCATGATGCGCAGCGAAAGGGGAACAGTAAACTGATGCGGTCAATTCTAGGCGCGAGCTGGAAGACCTCGCTGGCGGGCTATGTGGGCGCGATTTCGCTGGCGGTGATGGCCAGGCTGCAGAGCGGCAGCCTGCAACCCAAAGACATAACCCTGGCGGCGATCATTGCCGTGCTGGGGCGGCTGGGCAAAGATTTCGATGTGACCGGGAAGGGCAACCTTACATGAACCTCGCGACGAGAGGATGCCGCTGGTGAACCTCGCGACGTTTGAACGCGCGGAGATCGCCGCCTGGGCTTACCGCCGGGCGCGCTATACCGGATCGCTGGATTGCATGAAGGCGCTGTGCTACGTGCTGCGCAACCGGGCTATGGCTGGCTGGGGCGACGGCACCTGGCTTTCGCTTTTGCGCGGCCAGGAAGAGATTGACGGCAATGCGCTGGGGATCTCGACCGAGTGCGACCCGCAGGACCGGCTATTGCAGATGCTGGTGCACGACATCGACGATATTCACATGGGCATTTCCAGCGACGACACCAAGCGCGTGGTGCAGGATGCGCTCTATTTTCAATTCATCGACCAGATCCCGCGCTCCTGGTTTGTGGACAAGATTGTCAGGCAACCGGAAGCCCACCCGCGCATTGCCCAGGTAGGGCCGATCGCGCTTTTTAGGTGAACTCAATATGGCACTGACGCCGCAAATCACGTTGACCGCCACGCTGCTGGATTACAGCGGCGCACAGATTGGGACGGCGGCGCAGCCCGCCTATTTGCGGATAGCTCTCTGCGGTTTCGGGCAGACCCTGCCGCGCGTGGCCAACACCGGCATGATCGCCAAGATCGCAAGCTGGCCGGTTGACCTGGCTTATACGGGCGCGCAGCTTACGGTGGCGCTGTGGGGCAATGACGTAATCGTGCCGTCTGGCACCTACTACGCAATCGCGGTGCTCGACGCCAGCAAGAACGTGCTGCAGAGCGGCATTTACCAGTTCAACGGCACCCAGACCATTGACCTGAGCAACGCGGTGCAACTCGTCCAGCCCAGCCCGCCGGTCAGCCCGTTTTACGTGCTGGTGCCGTTTTCGACGACGCCGGTATTCATAAGCCAGTCGGTGGAGTACATCACCTTTGAAATCACCCTGACCGGCAACGTGATCTCTTCCAGCATCACCAACCTGCAGATTGGGCAGATTGTGAATTTCATCATCCACCAGGACGCCACCGGCTCGCGCACCTTTGTGTTTCCCCCGGCCGTGGTGAATGGCGGCTCGATCAAGCCCAACCCCAACGCCACCAGCGTGCAGGCTTTTGTGTTCAACGGCTTCAACCTGTACCCGATAGGACCGATGACATGGCAATAAGGAAAACCCTGGCAGCCGTTTTGCTGCTGATTGGCGCCCTAAGCGCGCAGACCAATATCGGCCCCACGGCCATGCCGCAACTGGCGCTGGGTCCCTACACGATTGCGGCCGGGCCGAACCAGTTGCCGGCGGCGGCGCAGTGGACCAACTACATGACCACCGTGACCGACGCCAGCTCGACGGCGAATTGCACCGCAGGCGGCGGCGTTATCGTGATGATCTGCATTTCACAGGCAGGCGCATGGGTGCCCATGACCGGCACCGGCGTTTCTACGTTTGTGAACTGGGCCAGCCCCGGCGCGATCGGCGCAACCACGCCGAACAGCGGGGCGTTTACCAGCGTCAACAATGTGGTGAACCCGATGACGTACAGCGGCGCGGACATCGGGGCGAAGATCAATGCGGCGATTGCGGCTGCGTGTACTGGGCTGCAATGCACGATCCTGATTCCACCCCAAGCTGCACAACTAACATTCTCAACGGGCATAGTGCTGGGCAATAATCAAACGCTGGAGTGTTCGCGCGGCGGTCAGATTACCAACACAACCCTGACCAATCAGGCGCTTTCCTACACCGGAACCGGCAGCGCTGTGACCATGAACGGCTACGGAGCGCGGGTAATTGGCTGCGATTTCCTGCTTGGATCATCGGCCGCTGAGGGCGCACGGCTCGGCGGCTACTCTAACTTTCTCGATGATGTGGGCTTTACTGGAGGCGGAACCTCAACGATTCTAGCCCACGTTTCCGGCACTTCGGCAGAGGACAACCATATTCAGTTCTCGCGGTTCTCGAATTTTACGGGAGTCGGCGTGCAGTGCGACCACGCGAACGATACCTACCTCGAAAGCACTTCCATGTACGGCACCGTTGGCAATAATACCGGACTCGGAATCGTGATCGATTCAAATTGCGGCGGGTTCATGGCGAACAACATTCCCATAGGGAACGCGGGCCTGCATGGTGTTGTCATTCGGAGAACGTTGGGCGGAACCTACCCACTATCGATGTTCTTTCATAACGTACAGGTCGATCTCTCGACCTCCGACTGTTGGCTGTTCGATTCGACGCTGGGAAGCGCAAATCTAATTGCAACGCTCAACAATATCTGGGCGGCTGGGTGCGGAGGGAATGGCATCAGCGTTCAAGGTGGCTCTTGGATTCATGTTGGATCCGGAAGCAACATCCGTGCGAATCAGAAAAGCGGCGTGCTCATCAATGGCACGAACGCTGAGTACGATGTCATTATCGCGGATAGCTTCATCCTTGGAAACAATCAAGTCAACAGCACCTATAGCGGAGTGGATATCATCAACCACCCCGCAGCTACGAACATTGTCAACAATCAGATTGGTAACGCGCCGGAGGTTGGCGGGCACCAGGTCTACGGTATCAATGCCGCCTCAGACGTTGAAGGACTGGTAATCGCCAACAATAATCTTGGCTACAACGCAACTGGCCCGCTCACTACGGCAGCAGTGACAGCCTCAAAGTTAACTGTTATCGGGAATGACAATGCCGGAAGCACCGCGCCCGCGAGTGTGATTCCCGGAACTCTGACAGTCAACGACACGCTGACTGCGCTGAATGGTATCCAACTAAACGGTACAGGGCCAATTACGGCTGGTGCTGGAGCGGCGCTGAGTCTCCGGGGAAACGGCGCAGCCTCGGATATGGCTGTGCAAAACAATGCGCGAACGCTGAATACTCTACAGGTCAATGACAACGGCGACACCTACGTACTCGGCAAGCTCTTTGCTGGGGGAGGCAGGCAGCTTACCGATGCCAGTGGCTACCTGCAAGCGGCACAACTCAACGCCACTCTTGGCGTAGCTCCCTACGCTGCTCTCTGCACAGGCGGCACAGGCGGCGGAGAAAAGGCTGTTACAGACGGAGGTACGTGCATCAATACCGTCACCGTAGCAACTCCCACAGTCGGTCAGGCCGCTTGTATCTACGCGGCTGGCCCTCCAGTTCAAATCGGTAAATGTACGTCAGCAGTTGGTGCAGGTGGAGCGTGTACGTGCGCTCCGTAAAAGCGATTCAAGGAGAAGTCATGCCAAGTATCACCGTAACCATCAACACCCCGGCGAGCGGACCGTTCCAGCTCTCAAAGCTTTTTGCCGGCAACAACTACGCGGGCGCCGTGACCATTGCGCCCGCCTCGCCCAACAAGACGCAGAGTAAGCCCGGGTTTATCAGCGTGCAGGGCGACCCGGCAAACACCACCAACTTCGCGATTGTGGGCGATAGCACGATCACCCCAACCGCAGGCGGCAAGCGGCTGGCGGCCGGCATACTGGCGAGCTACCAGGGGCCCGACACGCCGCGCCTGGCCGAACTGTTTGTGAATGGCAGCGTGGCCACTGTGATCGTAAACATTGAAGCCTGGGGCGGAAAGCAGTAGGACCTTGACAGCACTAACAAACTAACGTAGTGTCATTTCGACACTAAGAAAAGAGCGAGCCATGGCAGAGAAAACACGCGAACACGCGACAAAGAAGCGCCAGAAGGAAGCCAGGAAGGCGAAACACGGCAAGATCGGCAAGGACCACAAGCACAAGCCCGGCTACGAAGGCGACTACGAGCCCCACCATGCGGTGAAGGGCTATAAGCCGCGGCGCTGAGCGGAGGACCGCCATGCTGTTTTTCGCGATGACCGTACCGCCAGCGGAGCCCTCAGTGCGAGGGCTCGTTTTATTGGCTGCGGGGCTATTGCTGTTCACCGTGCTGTTCGGGGTGGCTTTCCTGCGGGGCGTCCACAGGATGCGCCAGCGCGAGCGCATGGCAATGGTGAAGCACCTGCGCCGTTCAGATTTTAAGAGTTGACTGCTTGATAGAAGGAGACCATGCGCCGTGGATACTGCAACCGTTGACGAGCGCCCGGTAATTCGCTGCTGGAAATGCCGCATGCGGCAGTTTGTGACCCGCGACGGAAGCTGCCGCCGCTGCCACGCCAGCTTGATTATGCCCGAGCCGCAAGTTGAGGCGCCCCGGCAAGACCAGCCAACCGCCGCCGAGGCGAAGCCCGCAAGCTGGGGACGCCTGCTGTGCGAGTTGCGCCACCAGAAAAAATTGAGTCAGCGCCAACTGGCGGCGCGCGCCGACATGCCGCGCCAGTTTATTTCCAAACTGGAGCGGCGCGATGGCCCGCCAACCTATGGTTCCGTGGCGCGCATCAGCACCGCGCTGCAAGTAAGCGCGTCGCTCTTTCTGGACAATGCCGCGATGCGCAATTTTCTGCTGCAGCAGGTTTTATTCAGCGACCCGTTTACCGCGGAAATCTGGCGGGAAGCGCAAGGCCTGGAGCGCGACCAGTTGCAGGTCATCGAGGCGGCAGTAAAGGCGCTGAGTGAAGGTCAGATGCCGATGCGGGAATGGATGCGCATCACTATTTCCGAAAACCGATTAGCAGGAGCGTGAGCCGTGCCCCTACACAAAGGTAAATCGCAGGCAACCATCAGCCAGAACATCAGGGAATTTCACACCGGCAAGACCTACGCCCACACCAAAACAAAATTCGGCAAGAAGACTGCGGACCGCCAGGCCGTAGCCGCAGCCGAGAGCCAGGCCCGCCGCAGCGGCAAAACTGCGGCGAGAAAACAGCCCGCGGCGAAAAAACGCGGGCCCGCGAAGAAAAACGATTTCTGGAAGTAGCCCGAATTTTCCTCTTGACAGTAGTATCATTTTCAAACTAACATCGTTCCAATGGAAGGAGCGACCGTGAAGCGCTGCGAACTTCTGTATTTCCAACCAAAAAACAAACCAGGCTATCGCTTGCCGGCCCCGTCACTGCGGCGCCGGCTGATGGCGGTTTTACGCAAATGGTGCAGTCGAAACCAATAAGGAGAAGGAGAGAAACCCCATGAACTTCGCAACTGAAAAAGCATTTCTGAAAGCCATGGCGACCATGAGTGCCGAAGCTAAACTTGAGATCCGCGAGCTCGACCTGAGAG